CCCGTCATCAGTTAATTCATCAATTTCAAAGAAGTGCTCACGCATTAGATCATTTCAAATAAGGTGAGGATCAGATCCAGTGGATAGATTCTCATGATATTTAATTTGACCTATCATGTGAGTATCTGAAGATTTTAATCACATATCCCGTAACAAAACAGCCCAAAAACAGTTGATTCAATTATCATCCATATGGGGTTCGAGTTCACCTCGAACTTCCTTATAAATGATTTTGAAACCATCTATTCAAGGAAGTTTTCTACGGAACATTTTGATTAAATTTTCCGAAATGAGACTTAGAGTGGCTAAATCAGTGTAAAATGAGTCTCTTTTATAAGAGTTCTTTTTACCTGACTTTTCCCTTCTAAACTCATCCTTCAGTTGAAATCAATGTTTTACAGATGAGGGTATATCGCACTGGTACCCCCTCTCTGACTCTTGGCTAAGTAGAGAAGTTAAAAACGCATAGTTTTTGGCCTCTCTCATAGCTGGAATCGGAAAAGGAGTTATCTCTTCTCCCTTATATACCCATCTCTTAGCAAATTCTAATAAGAGTTTACTCTCATGAGTCTTTGGTTCAGAGACTGGTATATCAAGGTTATCTAAATACGATCTGTATTTAAGATATAAACTTGTGTCACCAATGAGAACATCGTCACCAAGAATGGCGTACTTTGCAGTACGTCACTTGATGCCGAGGTCTTCACAGCACATGAACATCACAAAGTGATGAGCAAGTGTGAATGAAGCCCATGATGAATAAGCTCCCATTGGATTTCCGCGTTGATAACTCACAGAGCTATCACCTGGAATTCTAAAAGGATAACCTACCATTATGTCTTCTCAAGCAGTTACATAGGTTTGAGGAAAGATACCAAGTAAGACTTGAGATATAACTTTGATAGGAAAACGATCTGTAGCTGCAGATAAATCACAGCTATAGAAATCGTCCCAATCTTTGATATATTCTCTAAATCCCCCTTGGTTAAAAGTAAAATCCTGGGGAATTCTCTTTAAAATCTTAAAGAGCCAAGAGTGAAGCGGTTTTAGGACACTTTGAGAAAAGTAGTCTAATACTGCAATCACCCTTGTTTTCCCTTCAAGGTCACCAAAGTTGGAGACCTTGCGGATTTGACCTTTATCAGTTGATATTCTTGTCCCTGTGAATCAAGGAATAACAAGGCTAAGAGTTTTCATAGCCCTATCAAACTTTGATCCACCAAGGACTGAAAGACTATCTTTAAGTGATTCTGGTAAAGACATATAGTCTTTGACGAGAGTCATTAAAGCTAATCCATTCGGACCTTGTTTAGAGGTAAGATGTCAATTGGACCATCTAACCCTTCTGGAAACAGAAGTAGTGTTATTGACCCTTAATTTCTTTCAGAACTTTTTGATATACTTATCGTAACTGGGTGTCAGCTTTTTGCTGTCCTGAGTTATAGTTAAGTAATCAGGTTGTCCTTCAAGAGTTATGGATCTTGTTGAGAACATAATGGTCATTCATGCTCTTCGATTTATCGAAGACATGTCCGACTGTCACTTCTTAACAAAGTTAATAACCCATTTCCGCGTTCCCTTGGGGGGGTAGGACATGAGGTTTTTTCTCTCCTCAGGCGAACTTCCTAAGATTTTCATAATTCAGACTCTCACAGTTTTTCACTGTGATAGGCTGGTTCTGATTGTCTCAGGTGTATTTGCCTTAAGGAAAGGACCTCATACCTGGTCTAACAGACTTGTATTACTTCCGGGAAGATTACAGTTGGAATTTCATCCAAATGTTTTCTCCCCCCAACTCAATACTAAATTAGTAGTATTAAAGGCGTCCCTTATTCTTTTGAATAATTGATTGTCTCTTTTATTGCTAATCATATGTATAAAGTTGGACCGTTCCTTGAAAGGAGCAGAGGGTACCTAGATTTTTCATCTGCGGAGAAGATCTCTACAAATGCGGCATACCTCTTCCAGACGGTTATCTGGAACTCCCCCGGGCATATCAGAGGTAACATTCTACTACTTAAAGGTGATTAGGAAGCTTAGCAGTTTCCTAGCCTAATTTAAGGTTACACAATAAGAGAAATTTTATCGTGTTGAACGCAGAATATTATCTCTGAGGGGGCCCGGGGGTGTATTCCCCTCCCTCACTTATTTAGTCTAATTTTGCTTGCTAAGCAATTTCTAAGTCTG